GACAAAGATAAGTCTAGTCTATATGGTTTAGATGTTCCTGTTGGGACTTGGTGTATTTCTATGAAAGCCGATAACCAAGATGTTTACGATTTAGCAAAAAAAGGAGAAGTAAAAGGCTTCAGTATTGAGGGAATTTTTGCAGATAAAAGCGAAGTTAAAGAGGTAGATGCTAGCTTGCAAATGCTTCAAGAAATTCAAAAAGAGTTAGGCTACCAAACAGAGTTAGAGTCTTATAATGATTATCCTGAAGGCGCTAAGAATAACGCAAAAAGAGCCTTAGAATGGGCGGATAAAAACGGTTGGGGAAGTTGTGGTACTGATGTAGGTAAACAACGTGCTAACCAATTAGCTAAAGGCGAAAACATAAGCCGAGATACAATAAGTAGAATGGCATCATTTGCAAGACACGCCCAGCATAAAGACGTGCCTTATTCAGAAGGATGCGGTGGCTTAATGTGGGATGCTTGGGGTGGTACTTCTGGAATTGAATGGGCAGAAAACAAACTTAAAGAAATAGATAATGGCAATAGTTAGTAGGAGTAAAACAAACACAGCTTATAAGACTGTTTTAGATATCATAGATGGTCAACGTTTAGATACAATAGCTTATGAAGAGGGTGCTATGCATATTACAGATGGCGGTTTGTATTTACATTTTAATGGAAGCAAAGTATTATTGCACCCTGTTGCTGAATTACAACAAGAGCAAACAACGGTTACTGAAAGCGAGTTGTTATCTTTAGGAGATACGCCTGTTGAAATTGTACCAGCACAAGGAGAAAACAAAGTTATTAACCCTATAAGTATAACAATACAGCGTGTTTCAGGTGGTACAAGCTATACCTTAGTTAATAACTTAAACTTTGAGATTGATAACAATGTAGTTGTATCAGTTGACCCTAGTATTGTAACAAATACAGTAGGAATAATTACAGCACCACCACAGGCTACAAGTTTAGTTGCAAATGTAGGTTTATTGCTTACATCAGTCGCTAACTTAGTAGGTGGTACAGGTGACTTAGTTATTAGAGTTGTATATGAAGTGATTGACTTATGATAAGAGAAAGTAAAACAAGCCCTAAAGATAGTAAACGTGCTTGCGTTTGTAAGGATGGTACTTACTCAACTAAGTGTTGTGATGGCAGCCTAAGAGCGCAAGGAATAGGAAGTACTTACAACCAAAATAATAGTAATACGACTGTAACAAGGGAAACAAGAGTAAAATCAGTAAATAGATAAATATGAGTGAAACCAAAGAAACGCTATTAAGTAAAATAGCTGGCTTAGTTTCTAAAGACTTATCAACAATGCTTAAGAAAGAAATATCACTTGAAAAAGCAAAGTTAGTCGATGGAACAATAGTCGAAATTGAAGACGATAACGTCTTTGTATTAACAGATGAAGGCGAGCGATTGCCAGCACCTGTTGGAGAACATGAACTTGAAAGCGGTGAGATTGTCGTTGTTCAAGAGGAGGGCAAAATTGCCGAAATTAAATCTAAAGAAGATATGGAGAAACCAGAAAAAGAAATGGATTTATCTGCAGAGGTTGAGCAACTAAAAAAAGATGTTGCTGAAATCAAAGAAATGATGAAGCCTAAAAAAGAAGAAGAGGAGTTAGCTAAAGAAGAGCCAAAGCAAGAGGTGGTCGAAGCCTCTAAAGAACAGCCTAAAAAAGAAGAGGTTGATCTTAGCGAGGTTAAAAAAGTTAAACACTCACCAGAAAAAGAAGTAAAAAAAGTTAAACAAAACTTATCTGCGAATAAAAACTTAACAACTAAACAACGAGTATTCGCACGATTAGCAAATAAATAAATAAACTATGGCAACAACAACAAACATTACAACAAGCTACGCAGGTCAGGAAGCAGCACCTTATGTAGCAGCCGCATTACTAGAGTCAGTCACCTTAAATCGAGGTGGTGTAGACGTAATGCCAGAGATTAGGTTTCGTAAAACCTTAAGACCTTCTAACATTACTGACATCATTAAAGATGCAACTTGTGATTTTACAGCAACTGGTGATGTAACAACTTTAGAGCGTGTATTAGAGCCTAAAGAGATGCAAGTAAACCAAGAGTTTTGTAAAGCAGACTTTATTGATACTTGGGATGCACAAGAGATTGGTTTTGGTTTAAACGAGGAGTTACCTTCAACGTTTAGCGATTTTATTATTGCTGAATATGCAGCACAAGTAGCACAACAAAATGAGATTAACATCTGGAGAGGTGACGCTAGTAATTCAGGTGAGTACGATGGTTTCTCTACGCTTATTGCAGCAGATGCTAATTTACCAACAGCACAAGAAGTAACAGGTACAACTGTTGATGCTTCTAATGTAATTGATGAGTTAGGTAAGGTAGTAGACGCTATTCCGGATAGACTTTATGGTCGTGAGGACTTACATATCTATGTTTCTAACAATGTTTACAAGGCTTATGTTAGAGCATTAGGTGGTTTCGGTGCATCAGGTTTAGGTGCTAATGGTGTTAACGGTCAAGGGCCTAACCAAGAGATTGGTGTAGCGTTTTTTGATGGCGTTAAAATATTCCAAACATTTGGTTTAGCAGCTAACACAATGATAGCAACTCGTAAGTCTAACCTTAAGTTTGGTGTAGGACAATTAGCTAACCATTCAGAGGTTCGTTTAATTGATATGGCTGAAACAGATGGCTCAAGAAACGTACGTTTTGTGATGCGTTTTGCAGCTGCTGTTCAGTATGAATTTGCAGAAGATTTCGTAACTTATGGTATCGTAAATTCAGCAAACGACGCTTAATAATAACACAAGGGCGTTTAATTACGCCCTTTTTAAACTTTATATAAATGGCATGTGATTTAACAAAAGGCAGATTAGAACCTTGTAAAGATGCTGTTGGTGGACTTAAAAACATTTACTTCGCTAATTTCAATGCGGCGATTTTTAATGAGTTTACAGAAACAGATGGCTTAATTACAGAGTTACTAAGTTCGCCAGTAGCGCCGATTGACTTGTATAAATATGAGTTAAGAAGCAATGGACATAGCTTAGAGGATGCTAATGAGGTAAGTGGAGAGAATGGAACTTCTTTTGTCACTACTACTGTAACAGCTATCCTAAAGCAGATAGACGCATCAACAAGGCAGGAATTACAACTAGCAACGTATGGCAGACCTCACGTAATTGTAGAGGACTACAACGGTAATTTCTTACTTGTAGGAATAGAGAATGGTTGCGATGTAGCAGTTAACCAAGTTAGTGGTTCAGCAATGGGCGAACTAAGCGGTTATAATGTTACAGCAACAGCAACAGAGAAACAATTAAGCCGATTAGTAGACCCTACTATCATTGGTGACGATACTCAAACAAGCATTGTTTCGGGTACTTAATTTGTTTTGAATTTTATTTAAAAAACCCTCTAATTAAATTTAGGGGGTTTTTTTGTTAAAGTTTAGTCACAAACCTATAAAAAATAAGTATTATTAATATGAGAGTTACCGATCAGACTAAAACAATAGACATCACGCTAAGAAATGAAAGCCTTAGCAATGATAATGCAAGGTTAATTGTTATTAATGAAACAAGCGGTGCAGATGTTTACGATAAGCCTGTAAATATTGATAAGTTTTCGTATTATTATCAAATAAACGATAATCAAGGCTTTAATTTTACAGACAAAGAGAATTATATTGTTGAGGTTTATATAAACCAAGAGTTAGAATTTAGGGCTACAGCTTATTGCATTAATGAAGTGCCTAAGGTTTACAATCAACAAAAGAGAATAAACACGAATAACGAATACATTACAATATGAGGAATGAAAGCGATTTAATTTCTGTTAGCTTATCCGCTTACACATCGCCAAAGATTACTGAAGTAAAACGTGGCGATTATGTTGAGTATGGAGAGGATAACGACTACTTTAATTATCTTATAAAGCGAATAACAGGAAGTACAACAAATGCAGCTATTGTAAAAGGTATTAGTAACCTTGTTTATGGTAAAGGTTTAGCAGCAACCGATGCAACGAATAAAACAGAGGATTGGACTAAAGTGTTTAAGTTATTCAGACCTAAGGATTTACGCAAGATTATTTATGATCGTAAAGGCTTAGGAATGGCTGCTATGCAAATAATTTATGACAAGGGCGAAGTAGTTGACGTTGAGCATTTCCCTATCCAAACGTTAAGAGCAGAGAAAAAAAATAAAGATGGCGAAATTGAAGCGTGGCTATAT